GTTGATTTTTCAATCGACTACACATGGAGTTTCTCTACTGATGATTTTATCTATGCCCGCCAGATCATGGGTCTTTTTGAAAAACAAGACTTCATCGATTTTGGCATTGACAAAGAGAGAGTCGCCTATGAGAAGTTTCTGCAATCCGAAGTTAGATGTCGCGAAATAAACGAAAGGTTTGAATCCAACGCGTCTCCGAATGGAGATGTTAGCGCAGTATTGTACTACGCTCAGCAAAAAATCGCGAAGGTATTAGGGCCTTTACCTAATCTTGACACTTTAGAACTAACTTTCGGTCCTGGAGCAAACACCAGTGTCAAATCGCGCGTAGCTAGTCCTAGGACTAAGCTATCGAGCAGACTTGAGTGTGGGATGAATCTGCTTCCCATCGTGCGGGAGCTCTTGGAAGAGCTTCCTCATTTGTCACTCCTGAATTCTGTTGGCCATACAGACGATTGTCTGGTCGTCAACATTGGAGTGACCCCTGGAAAGTTAGCTTTTGTCCCAAAGAACTGTAAAACTTACCGTACTATTGTAGTTGAACCTTTGCTTAATGGTTTAATCCAGAAAGGCATTGGAACATTTATGAAGTCTCGGCTAAAAGTTTCTTGCGGTTTGGATCTTTCGAGTCAACGGAGAAATCAGTTATTGGCACTTAAAGGTTCTCTCGATGGTACTTTGTGTACTATCGATCTATCTTCTGCCTCTGATTGTATTTCCCGTCAACTTGTCTGGTCGCTATTGCCTTACGATTGGTCTGTACTTTTGGACCAATGTAGGACTAGTGTCGTCTCCTATAAGGGTGAAGATATCGTTTTGGAAAAGTTTTCTAGTATGGGCAATGCTTATACTTTTGAACTCGAGACCTTGATATTTTACTCTCTTGTGTGGGGCGTTTGCCATCACTTGAAGATTTCGAAGGATCAAATTAAAGATGTTAGCGTCTACGGTGACGATATTATATGTCCCGTAGAAGCCTATGATTTAGTTGAGGAAGTCCTATCTTATTGTGGATTCAGTTTTAACCGACTGAAGTCCTTTAAGCATGGTTTCTTCCGCGAATCATGTGGTGCTGACTACTTTAAGGGTATCGATATTCGTCCGTTTTACCTAAAATCTATGGTAAATGAACGAATCCTTTATTCTATGCATAATTGGTTTATACGCCACGGAGAGGTCTCCCTCTCACGGTTTATATTCCATTGCACTAATCCCAGTATTAGGTTGTTTGGACCTGACGGATATGGCGATGGCCACCTTATAGGTGACTACTGTTTGAAGACGTCTCGGACAAATACTCGTGCTGGGTGGGATGGAGGAACCTTTCACACGTATACGCTGAAGCCTGTTGAGTATAAGAAAAAACTCCCAGGTGACAAGATATACCCGAGCTATAACGTTGCTCATAAGGCAGCACCGCGATCTTGGATATTCATCCCAGAACCTGTTGAACAGGTTCCTAAGAGGTATCATAAGTATCGCGTGCCGTCCTCTATGTTCAAGGTTCGTGGCTCATGTGGTTATAAGGTTACGCCGATCTACACTCATGCAATTTCCATATTTGGAAATTTCTGCACGGAAGTTAGCGAAGACTAGCCTAACTAATTAACGTGCAACTCGGTCTCTGGCCGGCTCTCTAACTGAAAAGAAAGAGAGTGGGGG